CTGGTTTCAGGTATCTCCCGACTCCTACGTTGTAGACAGGCCTTCTAGGCTGTATACATCTTGGTGCCTTGTCTCCAGGTACCTTCTCGCACTTAACAAAGCTATCGCTATACGCATCGCGTCTGCGAACACCGTTGATAGTGTAGTCTTCTACCGCTTTTTCATATATTGTTCGTTTTCGTCCCGTATACATCTGAGCAAAAGCCTCAGGGGAAACAGGGGAGGAATATCCGAGCCGTCCAAGAAGTAGCTTACGAAAACCGCGGAGTCGATCATTCACCACGATCGGGTCCGGGTCTTCAACAAGTCGATACTCTCCATCGACCTTGTGGTAGAACACTCGCTCAAGCAAAGCTGTGTTAAGGGTGTTGATGTCGGGATCATTGCATGTTAACGTTCGCATCGTTCCGGAGATCCCTTCTACTACGTAGATCCGGCGCGAACGGCAGGCGGCCTGAGTGTTTTGCTGCATAGTCAGCCGCGGATGCGACAACGTTGACACGTGTCGCTCGCCATGCAGCACACCCAAGCCCCCTCAGGCCTCGTTGAACCCCGCCAACTCGAGCAGCAAGGAACGTGTATACTTCCTTGACTGAGCGAGTGGGCAGGAGCCCAACTTTGCAGCCGCCACTTCCCATTTGCTAGGCACAAACACTGCCTCAACAATCATTGGGATGACGCTGGCGGCCACAACTTTGCGCAGCTCGTACTCCTTCAGCTCCTCTCGAGCAATCCTCTGTACGGCGCGCCTGTTGGCCATGGTGGGTTTGGGAGTCCCAATGCGGAGCTTGACTGCGGCAACAATTTCTCGAACAAACTTGCCACGGCAACCCTTACGGATTCGCCTTTTGACGGGCTTATCCGACTCCGTTGGTGGGGTGGTCATGATCATTGGGACATCTCCAATGTACACAACTTCCTCCACCTCCTTGGGCTTTACATCAGATATAAGGTCTGACGCCTCCTCGGGGTTAGCACCACCCCCTTCCAACACCTGTCTGAGAGTCGCGTTCTCAGCTTGCACCCAGGGTTGGATATAGCGGTATACGAGCGTAGCCGCTACAGCGGTACTAGCAAACGCTATACCGCAACTCGTGTTAGACATGTTTCGCTTCGTGATAGCGGATGAAAGGGTAACCAACCCCTTCGAAACTGCAAGTACTCGTTTTGCTGTCTGAATTGTGGCCATGGTGAAGAATTTTAGAAAAATGGTTCTTTGCCCGGCCAAGGGTGCAGAAGGATAGTGATCTGCACACCGCTAGTTTTGTGTTCGACGGAGTCCTAGCTGACTCCGGTAGGGTGCTCCACCGTCGCACCATACTGTGGGTGTCTTCACACCCCCCTAATTTTTGCCCCTCGCAGTACCCGTGAGCTCCTACCTCACGCGATGGTCTTGGATTTTGATACTGTTATATCCTGATTTACCAGATCAAGATGGTTGTCGCAGACTAGAACGCTTGTCGGTATTACCAGCATGCCCTAAGGCATCCGACCGTGCAGACCGCAGAAACGGTGTTGCCCCAACAGTTGGTTGTTAACCTGGCAAGGGTCACTACTCGCTGTTGGAG